CTTTCTTCTCAATCTCTTTAGCTTTAGCCTCGTACTCAGCTTGTATTTCTAATCTCTTAGCTGCGGCAGCTTCACTATCCCCAACCACAAGTTCCAATGTTCTTCTTTGAGCAATCTGTAATCCTTCTAAATCAGTTTGAACTCTTTCTCTTGATAAAGCAGATATTTGATTCAGGGTTTGACTGAACAATTCAATACCCTTAGTGATGTTTGCGTAAGTTTCTTGTTGAGCGTCTCTTTTATCTTTCTCAGCTTGTTTGGCAACTTCAACCTCTTTTTTCTTGTAAGCTGTATAAGCTGCCAATAATTGAGCATCAGTTGTATTAGCCAAATTGATTCCTTGTTTAGCCAAGTCCTGTCTAAACTTCAATAAACCTGCTTGGTCGTTTTTGACTTGTTCAACAAACTTTGCTTCTTCTTGTTGTTGTTTTGTTTGTGCTCCAATAATGATGTTACTTATCGCATCAATGTTTTCAAGTATAACCCCACCAATAGCTTCACCGAGTTGAGCATCACTCAATGTCTTTGTCAACTTACCAACCTGTTCATTGATTCCGATTACATCCTGTTCAACCTTAACAATACCATCAGAAAACTTGGTTAATGATTGTACTGTATCGTCAACTGTCTTAATTGCGTCAGGGGAGATTATGAAATCTTTTGTTCCCACCTTTTTCAGGTTGTCGTCAATTCTTTGAATCTGACCATTTAATTTTGATATTTCAACTTCAGCTTTTTTGTAATCATCAGAACCAACTGTTGAGGTTTTCTTGAAACCTTCTTGGATTGCGATTTGTCTTTTTAGAACGTCTTTCTGAGCATTGTCCAAAGCAACTTGTGTTGGTGTTAATAAACTACTTTTAAGGGTAGCTAAGAACGCATCAGCTGATTGTTTTGTTGTTGCGGGGTCAAATCCTAAATCTTCAGCAATACCACCCGCACTAAATTCTTTTTTATAACTACCATAAACCGCTAAGACATCACCTAATAAAAATTGGAAGGCATCAAACCCTTCTCTTAAGGTTGGGACTAATCCCTCAGAAGATTCTCTTTGGTCATCAAACGCAACGTTAATATCTTTCAATCCTTTAACAAATTCTTTAAGACCTGGTCTTGTTTCAATGAATTGGAATAGTTTACCATAAGCTTCTGCTAAGTTGTCTACAGCAATCTTTTGTGGTTGTGTCAAATCAGCATTACCAAAAGTTTTTTGAATTTGTTCTCTAAACTTATTTCCACCAGCACTTAATTCGTTTTCTAAATCTTCTCTAAATTTCGCAAATGATGTAATAAAATTATCAGTAGGTACATTGGATATTTTTTCAATTGTTTTGATATAAGTGTTTCCCGCCTTGTTTAAGGCTTCAATATTTTGTTTTCTTAAATCTTGTATTTCTTTGAGTTGCTCAATGATTTGAGCTTCGTATTTTCCTTGACTGATTCTTTGAAGAACCTCATCTAACTTTTTGTTTTCCTCAGTATATTTGGCTAATGCCTCTGTGTAATTTGTTAAAGATTTTAATCCTTGATTAAACGCATCTGATACTGCCTTTCTTTGGTCAGCAGCAGCTTCTGCTGTTGCCTTAGCTTTTTCCTCTGCCTTAACTTGGTTGTCCAATCTGACTTGGTACTTATCTAATTCAGTTCCTACTCTGTCTGTCTCAGTATAAATCTTTCCAAGAGCCGCTTCCCATTTACCATTTTCATTTGTGATTTCTCTAACTTTTTCAGCCTGATTTTCTAAACCAGTTCTATAGTTAGCTACAGTCATAGCCGCAATATTTCCACCTGTCTTAATACTATTCCAAGCCTTTTCCCAAAATGATACGTTGTCTAATAAACTTGTACTTTCAAGTTCTAAAATCTTAAGGTTATTTTCAGCAATCTTTTGAACCACAAGTTTAGCTCTGGATTCCAATTCATAAGACCTGATTTTTAACTTCAAGAACTTAACACCATCTTGTGTTAATTTGTTTTCTTTGTCTATAAATGCGTTGAAACCAGGATATTCTTTCTTGAGGTCTTCTAATGTTTTCTTCTGTAGATTTCTTAACCCGTTATATTGAGTCAAGATTACAAGTTGTTGTTTTAACTTGTTGGCTTCTTCAGATGTGGCTTGTGATAATTCACCCGTCACATTGACAGCTTTCTTTGATTCACCTGTAAAGGCAACCAACGCTCCAACTACCAAACCAATTACAGCTAAGATTGCTCCATAGGGGTTAGCGGCTAATACAGCGTAAAGTGTTCTTGTTGCTGTTGTCGCGGCACCAGCTGCGGCAGCAGATGCGTAAGTTGCGATATTCGCAGCAACGGTTCTAACAGCAACCACACCTTCTGCGGCTGAACGAGCAGCCAAGGCGATGGTCAATAATCCTTGAGCTTGAGCAGCTGCTTTGGCTACGTCTTCACTCTCACTTCCAAATAAGGCAATAGCGGCTTGAGCACCAGCGAATGAGGCAGTAATACCCTCACCAACTTTTGCGAAAGCTCCAACTCTCTTTTCTAATTCTTGTCCTTTGATTGATTCTTGGAAGTCCTCTAATATACCTTTGGCACTCTTAACCTGTGATGAAAATTCAGTAAATTGTTTTGAACCAATGTCAATACCTTTGAGAGCTTCTTCAGCATCTTTAACTGCTTGTTCAAGTTGTCCAATGTTTGTGATGCTTTGTTTAACCCCGTTAATCGTGAGGTTAAGTGCGATATTTTTAGCCATATAAATAAATAGTTAATTGGTTATATCATCAGCAGTCGTTCTGAACTATCTGACCTAAATTGTTTATTGTAGAATAGGTAGTTCCTGTCAGGGATTGACTAAAGAAGAATCCTGTTGGGTAAGGGTTAATTGTTCCACCTGAACTTGAATAAACAAAACTACCATCTTGTAAGGTTGGGGTTGAACAGAAGAACGTAGTTGTTCCTGTCAATGAACCTGAACACAATTGGAATTGTTCATTCGTTACAAATCCTGTAATACTATTTGTAGCCGCAGTTGATGGGTATGGTTGATTCGGTAGAATTGTATAAGAAGGTGATGGTGGTATGATTTTGTTGTATGGTGTTACAAGTTTGATTAACGATACATCGGTTAATTTCCAATCTACCAAATCCCCTTCGTTGATTCTTTCAATGGTAAACAACGAATCCTTCAAGAAGATTTTATCTGTCAAATTGAGTGTGGCATAATCAATTGGATTGAATAATACTTTACCACTCACTCTTCTAACTTCAGGAGAATATAGGTTTGTGAAATAATCTCCGTACCATAATTGATACAAGTTATAAGATGTGAATTGTTGAATCACATTATTATCATCACCAAAGAAATCAAAGTTCTTGTCAAAGTTCAAATCAGATATTCTATCAGGGTCTTGACTATCCAACGTTGATAAGTGTGAAATACATGGATATGTTGTCTGAGCAATTGGGGTTGCTCCTGAGGTCATATACCATCTTAATGGTTGTGTGTTTCCTGATTGACCATAGAAGTATCTATTACCAGTCCAAAAGAACAGGTGATTCTTATTTGAATAAGCAACCTCTTTTCTTGTTGGAATATCATACCTATAAAACATTGGAATGATGATATTGGTTGAACCAGTGATTACCTCTGTAGGACAAGCTCTGAATGGAAACTCAATAATTTCTTCACCTGTCAATATGTCAGAGTTAGCTGTGAACTTTTTTGTTCCATAAGGTAAGTCATAGTTGTCTTCCCATAACTTGTTTAGATGTTCCTCTTCACCTGTTAGGTATTGGAAGTTATAAGCTTTCTTAAGTTGGAAGTTTACAGGTTCAATTTTGGTTGGGGAACTTGTATCCCATCTTTCTGTCCAATCTACTGTGTTGGCAAAGTTCTGAGAATAATACCAAGTGAGTGGCTCCATCCTTAATGTCTTGACACCTGGTTCTTGAACAACAACAAGGTTAAACATTTTGATAATTGACTTAATATAATCCAAACAACTTGTGTCAGGGAATTGGGCTTTCATATCCACAAAACTTGAAGCAACAAATGTTGGGGAATTGTATAAGTCCCAACGAGCTCCAAATCCTATCCAATCGGTAGGTCCAATCCACAAACCAGCATCTTTATAAGACGAACCTGAGGGGTTAAATCTGATGAATAAGGCTACGTGGTCACCAGCGTTTAACTGAATGTTATTCATGAAGATACGTTGGTTATTTGAACTGCTATAGTTGAATGCTCTGAATGTATCAATCGTTCCTCCAACAGCTGTCCTTGTGGCAGGATTATTTAATCCTTCTGCTGTTGATGATTTGAATAAGGTTAAACCCCAATAGGTTGATACGTAGTTGTTAGCATATCTTTGATTCACCTTACCCTTGAACTCAAAGTTGTATAAACCTGAATAAGGTATTTGATATGAACTATTGGCTTGGTTGAAATTACCAGATGGGTCATAACCATCTGTCTGATTGATTCTACCAAATGTAATCTTTTGAATCTGACCTTGATTGAATCTTACCCATTGAGCATCAGGTGTTGGAAGACCATAAGTTCTGAATATGTTTTGATTCGTCTTGGCAGATACTGTCTCAATTCCGATTTGTCCATTCACCCCAATGTCCATATAAATGGACTTAAAATAAGCTGAATCAAAAAAGTTTGATTTGACCTCATATCCACTTGTGCTAAAAATCAAATCTACGACCTCTTTTAGACGTATGGCGGGTTTGAAATAAGTTGGTGGGATAGGATTACCACTGAAGTTTAATCCCGTGTTTCCTGAGGTGTTAATTGAGAAATTAAATGCTGCGGTTGTAGCTGTCGCACTCGGATACTCTAAACCCCAGTGAGCCATTGGATAGATAATCTTCCCACCAAATAAACCAGCAGTATCTCCTGAGTTAGCATACCAAGATTGAAATACACTATCATAGTTTTGGATGTGATTAAGATAGTTCCAATTCAATTCTTTTAATGTCTTATCGGCGACCAACGAACTAAAGTCAGTTACTTCAGACAAGATATAAACTTCATACTCAATCTGTGTACCCGTTCTTGTTACAGAGTTCAATCTTAAGAACCCCTTGAATATATCTGTACCTCTATATTGAACAACACATTGTCTTCTTGTTAGGGGGTCAAATCCTGTTCCATCAACCAAATAGAAATGTTCAAAATAATCATTGTTTATTTTGGTACCAGGGATTGCGAATGTCTTGGAATATGGACTTCTACGTGATTCAATATCTGTAATATCGGTTTCTTGGATGATTACGTTGATAGATAAATCTTCATACAAATCTAACTCCTGCCATTCGTTGTTGTAATTTAAGACAAGTAGGGTAGTGTTCATATTAGCTATTCAATAATTTAATATTATTTGAGTATATGTAAGTCAATTCAATGTTCGTCATTGACCTGTTTCCTTTTGTTTTTCTAACAAACTCAGAACCGATAATGTTGATAGGGAATAGTGTTCCATCCTCTTTAACAAGATAAGCATCGTTTGTTGTGTATAGTTCTTCCAACCATACGAAGTCAGGGTCATTCAAATATCCTGAGTTTACGATATGAGTTTCAACCATCTGTGTTTGGTAGTCAGTCGTTCCTCTTGAATAAGTTGTCTTGATTGGGTTTGATGAACCCCAAGCAATATTCCATTGTCCATAAGTTTGTCTGTCAATAGCTATACCTTCACTTCTATACTTTTGGAATCTGAAGTAGTCCCATGCTCCATAACGATTCTTGAACATAATTTGGGGGTTCAAGAAATAGTTACAAGATGGTACAACGTTGAATTGGAATATCTCAGATACAGGGACATAACCTGTAACACAAGGAGCTGTTCCACCTGACGGAGTTATTGTATATGGTTGAACTGATGGTTTTTCTGTTGTTGGTCTAGCAGGTACGTTCTCACAAGCAAAGTTAGCTCTACACTCATTACAGTTAATGTAAACCGCTGATGTTGAATAGTTTCCGTTTGAACCATTACCACCCAATGCGATGATTTCATAACATTGTGAATCAATCACAATTACATCACCCACGTTTAATGAACCTAAGACAATCACTTGATACTCAATACCTGTACAACATGCTCTTACCAAAACATTTTGTTCTGCCCTAGCACTAGTACTTGGTGTGGGGGTCGGCGTGACTGATGGTTGAGTACATGGATTACCACAGTTCGTTACGGTGAACGCTGCCAAATCTGCGAATGGAAATCCTAATGCGAAAGAGTTACAATTCAAACAATCAGTGAATACTTTCGTACCAGTGGTTGTTGCTTGATAGTAAGTTGTAGCTCCATAACAGTTGTCATATTTCAACCAACCTGTCTCTGTTACGTTAATGGTTGCTCCACTAACACAAGAACCAGCAGGTGGGGTTGAGCTCGGAGTCGGAGTCACTGAAGGTGAAGTTCCTGTTGGTGAAGGAACACAACTACCCAAATCATAGATAAAGACAGATGCTCCTGTTTCAGCACTAACTGTACCAAGACAAGCACAAATTGAATAATACCCTTGAGGCTCAATAAAGAAGCTCGTTTGAATACCTTCACAGTTTGTATAATAAACTCCCCAAGTTTGGAAACCATAGTTTTCAAGTTGGTATTGTTCACACACACAAGGAGGGATTGGAGTTGAGCTCGGAGTTGGTGTTGCGGTCGGTGTTAATCCCATCGTTTGACTCGGCGTTGGAGTCATTGTGTTCGTCGGGGTGGGCGTGGGCGTAGATGGTATTGCTTTACCAAATAATTGAATCTGATAGTAATCAGTATCAGCAGGGAACTGATAGATGTTTTTAGGACCTGCTCCCAAGTTCAAAATGTTATATGATGAACCTGTATAAGGTTGGTCAAGATAGTTTTGAGTACAAGCTGTTGATGGTCCTCCACCATTACTTACAATATTGGAATAGGTTTTCTCGGTAATGATATAACCATTTCTATCGTAGAAACTATATTTGGCATAATAACCTTCTGACAAATAATCACCACCCAAACGCTCATTTGTGAATGATAGGGTATAATATTCATCAGGTGATATTTCCCTGATTCTTGGGGAGTTGGTCAAAAACAAACAATTCTCTGTATGTGGGAATGGAGGATTTGGTGAACCCGATAAAGTGAATTGACCAATGTTAAAGTATGGTAGATTCGCATTACCATTGACACCCATCGTACCCAAGAAACATTTGAATGTTTCGGAAGGTACACCTGGTTGTCCTACTTGTGTTCCATTACCTGTAAATCCTGTTGTACTGGCGATGAATGTGTCAGCGTATTCTTCACCAACTTGAATATAGTAATCAACAACCTCATTTGAATAAGGTCTTGAGAATGGGCTAGTTTGATGAGCATAGATTACGGTCTGGTCTTGATAAGCAATTGGATAGTTTTGTAGATAAGAATCTAACACCCTTGATATATCAATAATACCAAGACCTGAAGGATTCGGGGTTGACTTACCCTGAAATACCAACGCTCCCTCCACATAGACGTTATAAACGAATCTGAATTTAGGTTCTGATGCTGTATCCGCAGATACTGTAAAATATATCCCGTCAGATTTTGATGGTTGGAAATACTCAGGATTTCTTACTATTACTGTGCTCATATTTAATCTATTAAGTTTACAAGACCATCATCAATTAAGTTTTGGAAATAGACAGCCATCGCTTCTTCTCCCAACTCAGTCAATTGATTTATAACCTGGTCTTCGGCTTTGGTTAAAAAGTTGATTCCCTTATAACCTTTTTCTTTAATGCTTCTGGCAATCAAAAATGCTTTTGAGTCCAATGATTGTGCTTTGAATCTACCCTTCTCATCTCTCCAATAAACAGGTTTGATTTTAATCCACCTTTTTATTGCTTCAAGTGGGGGATAAGATATTGAAGGTTTTCTACCTTCATCAATCATATCAGGTAAGAACGATGGTTGTACAGTTGGAAACGATACAGCCAACATTGGGTCACCTTGTTCAATGTCTACAACCCACTCTACGTTCAAATCTCGGAGTAATGAACCCGAAGCCTTTCTTGGACTATTACCCCTCTTAAAACCCCCGTAAAATCCCTGTGAGCGATATGGTGTAAGAAGCTGTTGTCTAATAGCTTCATACAATAACAGTCTCATTTGTTCCATCTGTTCAGGGTTCATTAGTATTTGTTATTTAAGTAGGTGAACATATCTCCCATTTCAGTGTTAGTTAATTTCTTGTTGAAGAAGAATTGTTCTGTATTGAAATCTATACCTCCATCATACATCAAAGCAAATACAGGGTCATTAGTAATTTGTGGTGGATTTGGTGCGAATAAAGGTCCTAATATTATTGAACCATTCTGCCAAACCTCAAATGTTATACTACCACCTGAATAATAACTTCTCATAGCAACATCAGTCCAAGAACCAACCGCAATATTGGAATATACATCGTGAGCAGCATCTTGGAAGTTCCAAACAGGGCCTGGTGGATATGGATAAGAGTTAGTATCAGCCATAAGAATAAATGGAGCGTTTGATGGAAAACCTGGACTTTCAGCCCCTGAAATAATTTTTCCTCCTCTTTGTGAAACAACATCATCATAAACTCTACCAAACCAAGTCCAATCTGATATAGAAGGGTATACACCAGAATTATTTTTTAATCTACTAGCGTTTGTTTGAGATGTTCCTGAAACACCTAAATAACCTGTTGCGTTATACATAGGTCCACCAGGGTCAGCAGAGAATACAACATTAGCAATCTTATCTCTCGCTGTGGATATATTTCCACTATTGACGGTTAAAGTTGAAGCTTCTGTAAAGTCAATCCACCATAAAGCTCCCAATGCTAATGGTGTTCCAGGAGCAGGAGTTGAGCTAGGGGTCGGTGTGTTTGTCGGGGTTGCGTTAGGGGTTCTTGTAACTGTCGGTGTGACTGTGTTGGTCGGAGTAACACTCGGAGTAGTAGTTTGAGTCGGAGTGACACTTGGTGTCGGAGCACCTGGTGTACTACTTGGCGTCGGTGTGGGGTATTGAAGACACGCGTTGATGTCTTCGTATACAATGATATTGGCATCCAACGCAACACCAGCAACATTGTCATTGAATCTTTCAAGGAATGGTTGAGCTTGTTGTGGTAGAATGATGTCAAAATAATCTTGAAGATTTCCCCTTCTAATTTGGGACAAGAAGTTTCTGGCGTTTAATGATGAATCAGAAATACAATCAACCTCATTATCAAGGTTTTCATTCAATCTATCTGCGAAGATTAAGGTTACTTGATATGTTGTTGTGTTCTCATCGTATGTGATTGATAAAGGAACGACAAATAAAAATGGATACACTACAGTTGACCCTGATACGTTCTTACCAAAGTCCACCAAGTTACCATATCCGAATGAGTTAATCATTGGATTACCTTCTTGATATTCTTGAAGAAGGCTTATTATCTTATGAAAGGTTATGTATGTTTCCATTTAATACTTCTTGTTTTTGAGTTTCTCTAATTCACGTCTTTCAGCATCACGGATGTCTTTATTTCTGGCTAGAGTATTCAAACATAAATAGACACCAAGTTTGTCTATATGAGCCATTTTAGTTATATCGTTTTGACAGAGTTCAAGTGACGCTGTAAAATAGAATCTAGCTGTAGCTTCTTTCGGAGAAATTTGGGGAATATCTTTGCTCCCGTCTCCATCATCCTGTACTGCTTCATCTGGGATTCCATAGTATTCTTTATATTGCTTATGTATCTGCTGCTTATGTAAAAAAAAAGCTGTGAAGACCCAAACCATATCTTTATCGGTATTTTCTTGAAGCTCTCAGCACGTTCATCTATCGTGTCTGAGTCATAAGGTTCAATCTTATATTTTGTTCCTTTCATCTCAGTAACAGGTCTATAAAGAACTGCCAGTATTTTGTGGATATTATCTGTGACATTTTCAGATGATAGAAACTCCAAATCCTGCCAAGCACCCCATGCCAACTTCTTCCAATCGTTTTCAAATCCATATGTCTTTCCATTGTAATCAAATGTGAAAATCATATCCTTAGTTACGTTCTCAGTTAATCGTCTGAATATAACTTGTTCAACAAACGACACTTGTTCTTTGTCAGCGTTCTTGATTTCACTCTCAGGTACGTTGAGGTACACTGATAATAATTTGGCGGGGTTTGGATTATCCAAGAATAACTTGTTAACTTGGATTCTTTGATATTGTTCAACCGTCATCGTCGGTTCAACTGTGTAGGTTTTCTTTCCTAATTTTACTTCTATTGTCATAATACTTTGTAATTTCCTTGTCGTTTATTTAATGTGGATTCTAATACATATCTCACTGCGTCAATCGTATGGTTCATGTCATCTACTGGTGAATCTAATAATTTACCATCTTTATCCACCTTCCATTTGTAAGATTGAAATTCCTTCAGAATGTTAGGGGAATTATTTGTAATGAAAACCTTATGTCTTTTGATTTTATCTATCCCTGATAGGATAGATTTCTTATCCACAGGTCGGGCGTTGTATCTACCATTCTTCTTCAAATCCTCAATATTTTGAGGTAAAGCTGAGTCGCACCATATAGCATCGGTCTTTTCAACTCTTAATTCGTTCATTCTATAGATAATATCACCCATCGTTAAATTCCTTACATAAAGTAATTCATTGAGGTATAGTTCATCATTTCGTTGATATACTTCAATCAGGGTTGTTGCCGCGTTGAAACCAAAGTCCATACCCCTGCCTAACAGAGTGGCGTCTCTTGGAACTTCATCTATCATATTCCATTTGTTGAATACAAGGGTTGTGGGAATGCCACGTTCTCCTAAGGAATAGATACGGTAATAATTCTCGTCTGTCTCACGAAGACGTTCAATCTCATCAATCAAAGATTGGGGGATAAAAGGATTATTTCTCCACGTAGTTTTGAAGTAATAACAATCATCACGTTGTTCAAGCTCATAAACCCAACAACTGATTTCTGAAGGGTTAAGGTCAAGTGTGACCATTCCTTCTGTTCTCATGATGAGTTGTCTCCAATCTTCAAGGGATAGTTCGTTGGCTTCATTACAATACAAGTAATCTCTCTTTGAACCTCTTAACTTTTGGGGTTCATCACAACTACCCCAATTGATGATACTACCGTTGGGGAGTTCATACCAACCTTCTTGTTTGTGCCATTTGGAATGGTCATAGATGTCAAACATCTCAAGAACATCAACAAGGTCTTTGAGGACTGAGTTCTTCAAACTTGGTAATGTCTTTCTGAATATGGATAAGGTTTTGTTTGGTTCTTGTAATAACTTTTGTATCCAGTAGATAAGAATGTTTACAGTTTTTCCACTCCTACTTCCGCCCTGTGCTACCACTAGTTTCTTACCCTGTCTTTCTGCTTCAAGTATGTGTTCAAATACCACCGTTGTTTTAACCTTATTCCCCATATATTATTTGATTTGAAATGTGTTCTCGGTATTACCTGATAATGATTCCAAGTATTTTAGTTTGAGTTCCTCAAACATTTTTCTTTTTTCCATCTTCAAACGTTCATTACGTTTGGCTACTTTCTTTCTGTGGTCCTTGTCTCTTTTACCCATACATTATTTTTTTAGATACTTCAAAATAGGGTGTGTGTAATTCCGACCCTATCCATTTTCTGTTTAATTCTTTGGCTACTCTTGTCGTGGTAGCTGAACCCAAGAATGGGTCATATACAATATCCCCTTCGTTTGTCCATGTGATGATATGTCTTCTAGCCATTTCATCAGGAAATATTGCGGGGTGTGATTCAGCTCCTTTGAAACTTTTGGAGTTGGTATAACCATTTGGAATCAACCAAACATTTTTATCAATCCCATATTCTTTAACCTTAACAATCTTCTTGGTTTCTTCTAATATACCCTCATGATTTCTTTGTCTCCTGTTTCTAACATATCCACTTGTCTTGTTCTTAATCATAATTGGATTGAATGTCTTTGGTTTCCCTTTGGATAGAATAAACATATTCTCCCACACATTTCTATAACGATATGGTGAGGGGAATGGTGTTCCTGTTTTCTCCCATATTAAATGGTCATGTAGTAATAACCCCAAGTCCATAAAATACAATGCTTGTCTCATGGAATTACCTGTCTTTGACCCTTTGATTATTTGGTCCTGTATATTCCACATAATCACCCCACCAGGTTTCAATACTCTTTGTAGTTGTTGTGCTATATCCTCAAACTGAAATGAGAACCCTGTTTCATTCAATCTTTGATGGTATGTTTTATTACCCCCATATTGTCTCATGTTGTCGTATGGTGGGGATGTTAATACCAAATCCAAACAATCATTTGGCATCCTACTCATTGTCTCCAAACAATCTTCGTTATGTATGATATTAGTTTCTACTGGCATTACGTTTATGGTACGAACTTTTGCTGTTGTGTTTATTGAATGACTTGGAAGCTTTACCTGTCTTTCTTTTACCGAATGTAATCTTCCTTAAACCATTAGTTGCTTTCGCCATTGATTGATGATTTTACGATTTCTATTTGAATAGATTTATTCTCCGTCAACTTATCACCTTGAGTTGTTACATCCAATTGTTTCTCATCTTTCCAATTGTCTCTGAACTTGTTCTTCACAATCTGTAACCATAACCTCTGATTAAACTTGTTTGATTGTCCTGACTCCACCGCTTCGTGTGCTCTTTCATACCACCATTGTTCACAAAGTTTGTTATACTCCTTGAAGGCTTCGGAATATTTGGCATTTCGTTTTAATAATTCGTAGTGAGTATCCCAAGATATACCCAATTTGATTAGGTAATCGGTGATGTGTTTTCCTGTTCTTCCTGATTCAAGAATGATGTTAAACCATTCAGGGTCAAGGTAAGTTTCCACCTTCGGTCTACCTCTTCCTCTTTTTTCTTCGTGCTCCATTTTATCTTTTGATTTTTACTTTGTACTGAGTGGTTGATTGTATGATTCCAAGTAGTTCTTCTTTACCTGGTTGACCTTTTGAGTTCGGGTATATGGAATTATACACCTGATACATTTCCATCCATAAATCGTCTGTAATTGATTCGTAGGGGGTGTTTGACACCTTGTCCCAAACATCTACAGCCATTTGGACATAGTGAGGGTTTCCAAGTTGGTTAATAATTTTTTTCTTTCCGCAGTTACAGCCCATTAGTCAAATGTTTTTTGTAGTTTTATTTCGTTGAATATTCTGAGTAGTTTGAAATAGATTTCTGCTCTTTCATAAGATTCTGTTTTGACTGCGAACCTGTGTTCCATTTCCAACCTGAACATAAGTTCATTTATTGTGAAATCAAATATCTCTTGGTTCTCTGAGTTGACCCATCTATTGTAATAGAAGTCGGCTAATCCAACGATGACATCTTCACGTGCTTCTTCACTCATCTTGAAGTATTCGGTAATCTGTAAATTCCAATCTACCATACAAATAAATATAAGTTTATTCTAATTAAATGAAATAAAAAACCTCTATAATATAAATTATAGAGGCGTGAATAAGGGAAAAAAATAACGATGAGATAATGACAAACAGCAAACCCTTATTCAACTTTGGCTCTGGTCTTCTTTTTGACCATATTTCCAACCATGCTTTCCAACTCTTGAATCGTCTTTTGTTGGTCTTCAATCTTGATGATTAAAGTTTCAACTTCTCCTCTCAGGTTGTCTATGATTTGTTGATAAATCATAATCTGTGATTGTATATTCGTCAAGGATTTTGATACAAGGTCAGCCTTATCTTTTTTCACCCCGTACCAAAAACCGAATAAAGCAGTACCTGATGAAATGATTGTGGTTAGAAACATATTATCCATGACGATAAATATATGATTGGTTTTATTAGTTGAAAAATGGGGTGGAATTTCACCACCCCGTTAAGACAATAAAATGGGAGTCATTAAAATTATCTTAATTTTATGTTGTTGACAGAGGCATATATCTGTTCTATTTCTAAATAGGTCAATCCATTACAATATGGACCTATCTTGTTGTCGTATTCATATTCTTGAATACGTGCTGCTTCATCCTTTAGGTCTTGGAACTTCCATGTTTCATTTGGTTCATTCTTGAAAAGGGTGTTGTACTCTTGTTCTGTTAGTTGTATTTCTTCGTTTGTCATAAATAAATAATAGGTGATATAGGTGTTATAATCAAGTTATGCTGAAACTTCAGGATATAATTTCAATAATTTTAAGCTATTAACCATGTCAATCGGTTGATACTTAATCTTATTTTGTTTCAGTGTGTTGAAGAAATTATCATCTTCTCTTCCTTGTAAGTGATAAAGACAATACAATCTTACTCTTGTTATATCATCTAACGTATAAAGTTTTTTGAACTCTTTGAAAGCTGTTTTGGAAAACTTTATTCCTGTTGTCAAATTACATACAATAATCTCTTCTTTATTGTTGGTGAGTATCACCAATTTATTTTTATTGTACCCTTCAAATTTATGCCCGTTTACTTCTCTTGATGTAGATTTTCTCTTGGATTGATATAACTTAACAACCTTATTGAAAGAACACTCAATGTCGTTTACTTGGTATTCCTTGAGAGATTCGCCAAGTTCGTGGTCTGAATCCCATTGGTCATAAAAATCAATCAACATATCGTTGAAAGGTAAATGAAGTTTTAATTTGGGGAAAATGATTCTATCCAAATCATTTAGTTGTTCGTTTTCTTCTGTGTAGTATAATTCCATATTTTTATTTTTTATTCTTCGTCTTTTAATATTCTTCCTTTGTCGTAAGCATCACCCGCCTTGAAAATCCAATCAGGGTCGTTGAAGTCAGGAGTATAATCATTTATTTCTTTAGGGTCAAACTTCTTACCCAAATATCT